AATCGAAGATTATCTGCTGTCGACAATAGACGAACAGATACAGATCAAATTGCAAGCCAAGCCGCGGCAAGAACCCAAAGCAAACCAAGATGTGCAATTAAAGGCTTTACAAAAAAAACTATCCAAGTTGTCAGAGTTATATATAGACGACATGATTTCAAAGGCGGACTACTCAAAAAAGTATGCAGAACTGACATCACAAATGGATGAGCTTACACAAGTAAAATCACAAAGCCGCGCACCAGAAGAAATTGCAACCTTATTTTCCGCAGGATGGCAAGAAATATACAAACAACTTAACAAAGAAAATAAACAAGCATTTTGGAAACTCAAAATAAAAGAAATCCGGCTATACAAAGACCGCCGGATTGAATTTGATTTTCTGTAAGTACTTAGTTTATATAAACCTTTAGGTTACAGAAAACTAAGTACACAAGAATATCCCCCGCCAAAACAGGCGGGGGATACTTTATCCTCGCATCTTTCGCATCACGTTATCATACATTCGCGCATTGGTTACTTTCAGCGCATCCATCAACTCGTCCACTATGGCCCACGCCTGTTCCGGCGCGCGGGATGATACCGCTTGCATAAAGTCACTGTCACCGTCTACCACATCAGGAGCCGGTGCGCTGGAATACATAGCCACCGGTGCAGGGGTTCTCTGCCCTTCGTGCTGGTTTTGTATAATGTACAGCGCGGCCAACTTCTCGTAATTCGGCCAGCTTGACTGTTCCGTTTCCAGTCTGGCTATCCAGGCTTTAAGTTCCTTTTCGTCGATCAAGGGGAACTACCCCCTCTCAGCCCTCCACGGCATCCATGCACCGCTGAATGGCGTTGCGGATAGTATCATCATCCGCATTGTCCAGCATCTCTTGCAGCTGGCGCTTCATGTCATCTTTTGCGCCGTCGCGGCTATAATGGCCGCGCACATAATGGGTGCCACGCCGTGCGTAGGAGCTGCCGCCGCCGTAGCTGTCGCGGGAATACCTGCGCTGGGAATAGTCGCCGTCGCGGGAGTAACGCCGCTGGGAATAATCGCCGTCACGGCTGTACCCTTCATCTTCCATCAGACCAATTTTGTCGATGTTCTTGATGGTGCTTACCAGCTTATGCGCGATGTCCAAATCACCTGCGCCAAGTTCGCCTTTGTGGGCGATCTCGTCAAGCTCCTTGCAAAGCATATCGCGCAAATCGTACATTGCTTTCATACTCATAGTTTACTCCTTTCAGCTTACGCGGTCAACGGTCAAGTTGGAGTTAGCGAAATTGATTGCCTGTGTGCTGGTGTTCTCCATAGCCACAGTCAGGCAACAGCCCTTCGGCACCTCCACAATGGCGCTGACATAAATGTTGAAATAGTTTTCCACGGCGGCGGGTGTAACGGTCGCCACGGCACTGGTCAGCGGTTCACCGTTGATAGCCAGCGCGGCGGTAATAGCTCCCACCGTGCCGCCGGTAGGGATAGCGATGTTGCCGCCAAAAGCCACGCGAAAACGTGCCTTGCACTGGTTTGTCAACCCGCGCAAAGTTACGATGCCTGCTCCGGCTCGATGCACGATACACGGCTTGTTGTTGACCGCAGTTTCCGTCAGGGGAACGTTCTGCCCAGCAGCAACGGTCTGAATTGCCGCAGAAGTAAATTCTGCCATTAAAATCATTCCTTTCTCAGTTAAAATAAGCGGCGGAGCTATTGCCCCGCCGCGTTGGTATCAGTATCAGCACGGGGCTGACCATTTTCCCCATGTGGGGAAAAAGCTATGCTATGCAGTTGTCAGCATCCGCAGCCATTGCAGTTGTACTGATTGCCGCATCCGGTGTACTGGTATGGAGCAGGGACGCTGAACGAAGGAACGGGGCGCGGATTGTAATACGCGAACTGTGCGCTAACATAGTTGCGCATATCAAGCGTCTGAGCAGACTGAGAGGCCGCGAGGTCAGCAGCAAAAAGACGCTGGTTCTGTTCAGCAATCTTCGCGTCCTTCGCAGCGATCTCCTGCGCAGTGAGACGCTGATCGATGCTACGGAAGCCGCAGTTCATTGCATCAATGATGTCCCGCGTCGTGTTCTGCACGGTGTTGCGGGTATCGCAAGCCTGCGTCGCCATGTCGTACCGCACCTGGGCGATAGCCGCCCGGTTCTCGCAGCAGCACTCCTGGTTCTGCATCTGCATGCCGGTGAGCTGCTGCATGAGCGCCGCCTGCTGGTTGCTGCGGGAAAGCTCGGCCTGTGCAAAGCCGTTTGCCATCGCCATGTTGGTGCCGTTGACAAGCTGCGCCTGCTGGTAAAATCCGTCGCAAAGTCCCTGATTTACACTGTCGATCTTGCGCTCGACATTGGCAAAATCAGAGGTCAGAACATAACCGTCCATCACGCCGTTGCCGCCGCCACCGAAGCCGAAGCCGTTACCCCAGCCGCCAAACGCGGCGAAAATGAGGAACAGCACGATCCACCACGCGCCATCGCCGCCCCAGCCGAAGCCGTTACCGTTGCCGGTGTTGGCAGGAGCCACAGGCATAGTCAGCATGGTGCCGTCAGAGGAAAGAGACATAGTATCACTCCTTTTGAAAAAATATTTATATCAAACCGTGGCCACGATTTTGATTACTTGAAAAGCCCCTGAAATTGGTTCGCCATTGACTGTATCTTGTTCAATTGGTCTTGTGAGATTTTGCCGCTTTGCAGCATTTTCTCTACTTCCGCTTTTGGGTCGCCTTTAAAACTTGCCTTGAACTGCTTGAACTGCTGTAACAGCTGGGGAAAGCCGCTCATCGGCCCAGGCATCTGTCCGCCACCTAACGCATTGAAAAACGGATTGTTACTCATCGTCCTCTTCCTCCTCCACCTTGCGCTTTTTCTTGCCCTTTATTTCGCCCACAAGCGCCGCCAGCGCATCGAACTCCTTACGGGTCACATATTCCGGGGCGGGAGCTTTCTGCGCGTCAGGAGCACTTGCAAGGCGTTCTACAAGGTCATACGTCTTGAGGGTCGGCTTGCCGCTTGCATCGGCCTGTTTTAGGTACACCACAGGAGCCGTGCTGTCCCACAGCGCAATAGCAGAGTTAGGCGCAATCAGCCAATTCTCAGCCTCCGGCCTACCAGCTACCCACTGTACGCCGCCCTGCGCCACCGGGTTCTGCATGGGTGGAATTTGCGGTATCTGCGGCGGCATAGTCTGCATCTGCTGCTGCCGAAGCTGGGCAAGGTTGTCCTGCATTGGCTGCGGGTAATAAGGGTTGAAATACGGGTTAAATGCCATAGTTACGCCTCACTTTCTTTTTGCCAGTAATACAAAACAATTTCATTTTCGCTGTTCCAGCTGTCATAGATCACGCCGTCCTGCACACACACGACGTGACCGGATAGCGCAAGGATAAACGTCCCCTCCGGGTGTTCATCGGCGAACCTACCGACTGTGTAGCAATCCGGGCAAGTATCCGGCACCATGTACCGCCTGTAGCCTATCCGCCGAAGATACGCACCCCACACAGCGTTTGCGGATGGCATATCACCTTCCAGATACCCCTCTATTGCCATAGCAAGGTACGTTTCGCCCCACTCTTTCCCGGTGGCTTTTGAAATAGCCCGAACGGTGCAGTCTCCCACATTTTTCCCGTGTGGGTTTTCGTTGAAGTAGCTATACATGCGCCGCCACTATTTCTATCACCCGTACATAGGCTTTTAGCCCCGGGAGGTCATCCTGATACGCCCAAATGATGTCCTCCGCCATCTGCTGTGTAAATCCCAACGACATCAACTTTTCGACCATGCAAGCACCTCCGTTTCTTGCAATAAGCGTAACAAAAAACTGCCCCCGCAAAGGGGCAGTTAAAGGTCAGAAAAAGGCCGTTAATTTGCGGAATATTTACTTGTACAATACCGCAGAAACGATGTATAATAAAATCAGCCACCCCGGAATACTCCCGGCGGGCATCTTTCCCTTTTTATATGCCCGGTTCACCCCCTACCGGGCGCAAACAAAGAAGCCGCACCTTTTCAGGTGTGGCTTCTTTCTTCGTCTGCAAATTTCTGATACGCTCTCCTGCGGCACCGCTTCACCGTTTCCGGTGACACGTTCAGCAGTAACGCCGTTTCACAATAGCTTTTTCGTTTCACGTCACATTCAATAACGCACATCGCTTCGTCAGGCGGTAGCTGGGCACTCATCACATACGCAATAGCCCGCTTTGGTGCCATGCTCTGCAATCTGCGCCGTATCTGCTTGTGGTAGCTGTCCATAACACGGTTTTAGCCGTGAGCTTGCGGGACTTTACGCCGGGGAAAGAGGCGGCTTGTCGTAGCTCTTTCCCGCCCAGCAGATTTATTTCACTTCACGATCTCCCACGTGCCGCTTTTCCCGTCCGCGCTCCGCGTCACCTTCACGGTGTACGTTTCGGTCACGGTCGGCTGTTCCGGTGTCTCCGGCTCCGCAGGCTTCGTCTCCTCCACATACGGAATACCGAACCACTCACACAGCCCCTTGGCCGCGCTCTCGGCGATCTCCTTCATGTGCGTGTGGAACCAGGTGATGTCCTCCAGATTGTCATGGAAGGCGTGCTCCTCGTAGAACGCCACAGCGTTGGTCTTTTTCAGCTCGTACAGATCGGCGCGGGGGACGAGCTTTACCGTGCGCGGGTAGATCTCCTTCCGGTACTTTACCATGATCTCGCCCAGCTTTTTGCCGTTGGCGGAATAGGTGTAGTACATGGGATGGCACCCCTGCGCCGTTCCGTTGGCGCTGGCGTTGGTGTGGCTGACGTAATGCACATCCGCGCCCCATGCGTTGCTCTCTGCCACGTTCTGCTTCATGATGGTGTCACCGTTGTCGCTGTTCATGGGGGTGCGCCGGTACCCGCGCTTGGTGGCAATGCCGCAGCGGTTCAGGATCGGCTCCAGAATGTCGATGTACTCGTTGTTTTCCAGTGCCTCATAACACTGTTTCCCGTCCGGGCGGGGATACACGCAGGGGTTTGCCCTGTGCATAGCCGGGGATAGGTATACCTTCGGCGCGGCCATTTACATAGCCTCCTCGTCGTTGGTAGACTTCATCTGCTTAAACACCTGATTGACGCCCGTTGCGGTCAGGCCGGACATAATGCCCACGGCGACCGCCGTAAAATAGTCCTCGGCGGGGAAATCCGGCATGTGGAACGCCAGCGCCAGCGCACCGATGATGCCGCCGCACACACCGCAAATAATGGGGATCCACTTGTTGTCCAGCGCCGTGGCCTTCACGATCATGCCGATCAGATAGCAGATCACGATGATAGCGGCAACAGTCGCCACTCCGATAGTGTTGATGTCCATAGTTACTTCCTTTCCGGCTTTACGCCTCTCGCATGATGGGCAGCTTCCTTACTTCCTCCATGACCCGTTTTGCGCTGCCGTTGCCGCCCATCTTTTCATACGGCTGGTACAGATAGTCATTGAGGTTTTCGTACTCGTCCTGCGTGATGTACCCTCTCGTCACATACACCATGCCCAGATGGATGATGCGGTCATGCGCCAGACCCACCAGCATCTTCCGTTCCACATTGTTCTTTTCCCGCCGCTTCCCTATCAGCGCCCACAGCCCGTTACTTGCCAGCATAGCCAACACGATGGGCAAAAGCACTCCCTGTACCCACGGTTCCATTCGCCGCGTTCTCCTCTCAAATTATTTTTGCACCCTCGACACCCTTCGACCGTTTCTGACACGCCTCCTGTGCTATCCTGCTTGCAGAAAGGAGGTGTTTCCATGCCCGAGTATTTCACCCTGTTCAACGCCGTCACCGACGCCATTGCCCAGCTTGAAAAGGCCGTTGCCGCACTTAAACAGGCGCAGGTCCGTGCCGAGGAAGCCTACATCCAGCGGGGGGAGTAATCTCCCCGCCTCTTATTCTGCGTACACGCTCTCGATCAGCGCACACAGCTCCGTGTACTGCTCGTCCGTGATGCGACCCACGGCGTAAAACACGTCGCACTTCTGCTGTGCCTCCTCACGGGTCTTGTAAAACCGCTTGTTGATGAGCTTCGTCATAATGTTGTACATAGTCATTCTCCTTTCAATTTGTTGTTACGCTTCCTTATGCAGCCGGATGCACACGATGCCACTGCCGCCCGCGCCAGCGGTGGTTCCGCCGGATTCATTTTGGCCACCGCCTCCACCGCCAGTGTTAGCAGCTGCATTCATGTTCGCGGCATCACCTCCGCCATTACCGCCGCCGCCGTCACCACCAGCTGTAGGCGTACCAAGAATGTTTCCTGCGCCTCCTCCGCCCGCATAGAGTTTGCCGGTTGTCTCTCCAAACTCGCGCGTAGTAGTTCCTTGGCCGGTGCCTATAGGATAGGCAGTCGCGCTGGGCTGAGGGTTTGCTGCACCGCCATCACTTCCATCGCTTCCTCCTGCACCTGCAATATTGTAGGCCGACGTTACGCCGCGCCCCACACTCTGTCCGCCGCCAGAACCACCGCTGCCGCCGCAAATCAGCACTCCGTAACCCGCGGAATACACAGTTCCGCCAGAAGTCATTACAGTAGGTACTCTGCCGCCCTCGGCAGTTGAACCAAACGCGGTGGTATCACCACCATTTGTAGGCGCTGTTATGTTGGATTCGGTGGTGTTCTTCTTCCCGGATGAGCCACCGGCTCCCACAACGATTTGATATTCAGTATTCGCTCGCGGTGTGATATTCAGCAGCGTCACCGTTTTTCCGCCACCGCCTCCACCGCCGCCTCCATAATTGGTGGAGTTGCGATACCAGCCGGTGCAGCCGCCAGACCCGCCTCCAACAAGGAATGCATCAATAGCCGTTTCCTTCTTGAACGTAAGCACACCGCTTGTCAGAAATTCCACAACGCCGTCCTCAAGGCGCTCGTTGTACTGCCCCGTATAGGTAAAATCTAACCGGTCAACAGTACCCCCCCCCCGCAATTAACGCTTTACCGATAATCATACTCATCCGATAACCTCCATATCCGCCTGATAGATGGTTTCCACAGCCTCGCCCAGCTGCTGCGTCAGGCTATCTATCTCGTTGTTGGCTTCCTCCAGTGCCGTCAGCACCTCTTTGCCGTCACGGTAGAACTTGCCCTCCGTGTACGTGTCGCCCATGCCCACCGGCCTGTCACCGGTGTACACGGCGGAGGGGAAGAACTGCTCGTTCCGCTTGTCCATTTCGATGATGTTTGTAACAACACCGTTTTCAACCAATGCGTATCTCACTTAATCACGCTCCTTAATCCGAAATCTTGGTGGCGTTTGCGGTGAACCATGCGTAGAACTCCGGGGAAACTACCTGATAGCGGTTCCAGAATTTTATGGTTTTTGCTGTTGCTTGTAGCCATGTGTTGTTGGTAAACCTATACACTTGTACATAATTTGCCGACAAGTCGCCGGGGTTATGCCCAAAGCACAGATCTTTATTGGAAGAAAGTTCTTGCACACCCATCACGCCATAAAGACTGGAGCCAGCATAGGCAAGTGTCTCGTCATAATCAAAGTTCTCTGTAAACAGAGCGCTTGGCATGGTAAGAGTATCATTGAACTTCCACGTTCCACTCAGCACGTTCTCAGTGGGGTCGTCTTGGTGCAGACGGATACACACGATACCTGAGCCCCCCGCAGTTCCTTTCCCGCCGGGACTGGAACTATCATAATATCCTTTCCCGCCACCTCCTCCGCCGCCGGTATTGGCCGTAGCGTCAGTTGTAGAATTACCTTTTGCGCCGCCCCCTTCACCACCAGCTCCCGAAGTTCCAATGTCTCCGTATTTTCCCGCGCCGCCGCCACCGCCGCCGGCATACAGCTTACCGGTTGCTTCGCCAAATTCTCGCGTGGTAGCGCCTTGTCCTTTTCCGGGGCTTCCGGTTGTCGGAGATCCGACACTCCCACCATCCGATCCGTTTGACCCGCCATCTCCGGCGTTCACCTGCCCGGTTGCGGCGACGCCTCCTTTTCCGCCTCCAGAACCCCCGGCGGCAACAGTTCCACCTGAAACCGTATAGCCAAAAGCCGAAGTCTCACCGCCGGAGTTGCCGCCTCCGGTGCCCCCGGCACCAATAACAACTTGGTATTCCACCCCTTTTCGCAGCAAAGCATTTACGATAGTTCTTGTGCATCCACCGCTTCCACCGGCTCCGCCGCTGTTGGATAATCCAACAGTCACACCACCGGCACCACCGCCAACCATAAACACATCCACATACGTGTCCTTCTTCATCGTCAGGATGCCGGTTTCCAAAAACTCCACTACACCGTCTGCGGTACGCTCATTGAACGTACCGCCCGTGTAGATGAAGTCCAGCCGATTGGCAATTCCGCCTCCCCCTGCTGTCACCGCTCTGCCTGTAATTGCCATATAAACCTCCGTTCCCGACCTCCGAAACGGAGGCCGTGTTTATTCTTTGTGTACGCGCATACAGATAATGCCCGAGCCGCCGCTTCCGCCCGGACGACTGGAGCTGCTATAGCCGACGTAATCAAAACCGCCGCCTCCGCCGCCTCCGGTGTTAGGTGTTCCATCTCCGCCAGAGCCATGCAGCTTTGCGCCATTGCCGCCGCCGCCTGCGCCACCGGCTCCACCAGCTGCATCGTATCCGCCGTTGTATACATATCCCCCTCCACCGCCGCCGGAATAGAGTTTGCCGGTTGCTTCACCAAATTCACGAGTAGTCGTGCCCTGTCCGGTTCCGCCAGAGTTGCGCCCGCTGCCACCGGAGGCACCATCTGAACCACCGGCACCGCCAGGTATCCTTTGGGCACTACTCGCCCAGCTGCCGCCGCCACCGCCAGAGCCGCCGTTGCCGCCTGACCCGGTATTAGTTGGTGCGTGCTTGCCGCCATCAGCGGCAGCGAAAAGCCCGTTGTTGCCCGTAATGGACGTAGCGCCGCCGTCAGCGGTACTGTCGCCAGTTCCGCCAGCACCACCCGCACCGATCTCGATGTTGTACGTGCCTTTATTCAGAAGCACGTTCAAAACCGTCTTTGTGTAGCCGCCGCCTCCGCCGCCATTATTGATGTTGGAGCTCATTACACCTCCACCGCCGCCGCCCACAAGAAACAGGTCCGTGTACACATCTTTCTTGATGGTCAGCACGCCGGTAGACAAAAACTCCACAACGTTGTCCTCTGCGCGGCGGATGTACTGCCCGGAATACTCGAAATCAATATCCGGTGCTACACCACCCCCCCCGCTATTTGCGACCTACCGATAATTACCATCGTTAGCTTACCTCCTTTACTTCGTACACCGTCACCTGAACGCTCAGGTCAGCGGTGGGCTTTTCGCCCACAGCGTAGGCGGTGAATGTCCCGTTGTTGTTGGCGATGTAGATAGCGTTGGTGCCGTCGTCCAGCATCTGCTGTATCGCCGTTGCGTCTGCCTGAATGTCCGCCTGACTGGTGGCCGTTCCGCCTGTGATGGTCACGCCCTGGGTGTAGGGGCTTGCGCTCCCTGTCCAGCTTGCCGCCGCCAGCGTCAGCGATAGTTTCTTGTCCGTTGCCTTGCCCGCCACGGCGTTGATGGCCTGAGAGGGTGTAGCCGTTGCCGGGTCAAGCCCAAGCGTTTCCGCCACCTCGTCCGTCAGCAGCGTGGACTTGTTCAGCGGTGTGCCCTCCGTGGTGGGGTTGTCCTGCCGGGTCATGTCGTACACGTTGTCCTGCCCGGAAACAGGCGTGAGCTTGACGCGGCCAGGATAAAGGGAAATTCTGTCCTGCATATCTGCTCCTTTCCAAAAAAGATGGAGCCGACTACGTTCCCATAGTCGGCTCCTATTGCCCTTTCCCGTGCCCCGATTGGCCGGGAGTAACGTTTATTATTTGATTTCGTTGGAGTACAAGTCTCCCGAGTAAAACCACGACTTGGCTATGTTCTGCACAAGCTTGTCTACCAGTATGAGGATACTTTCAATGTCGTTGGCCTTTCGATAGTCCAGCGGCATTGTCGGCACCTTTGGAGTATCGGCTGGCACAGGCAGGGCACTGCGTATTTCTGCAATGTCCGCGAGGTACTGGTCAATGTCCGATTGCGTGGGAATGTCCGTTTCCGTCCACCCTTGCTTTGCCGTCACCGTCACGCTGTAACCATTCGCTTCCAATTCCTCCGCCACATACAGCACGGCGCCCGCCACGCGGTTCAGGTCGGTGTAGTTGTACGAACCCTTGTTGTCGCTCAGGAGAAGCACGTCCGCCGGGGTGCCGCGCCCAGCCTCTATCCGACTGAGCGCGGCTATTACGCCATCCACGTCCGCTTGCGTTCTGTCCGTAATAAGGGACAGCATACCGTAGTTAAGGGTAAACTGGTAACTGGCGCTTGTGCCCGCCGCGTTGATAGCCGTCAAAGATACGGCGTACTTTTCATCCGAAGCACGGTCTACCGTGGCTTTCCACGCTTCGCCGTCCAGCGTCCACACGTAATCCTTGCCGTTGACAGAGCCGGACACGTAGACGATGGCGGCGGGGAGCGATACGCGAATATCTCTGCTCAAGCTATCACCTCTCACTCAATGGTAACACTAATGACCATCGTCTTACCGGTATCGACCGGGTTAGGCGTAATGGTCGCCGCTTTGATCTTCGGCACAGACGTGTCCAGCGTGACTGTCCGGGTGACGGAGCTTTCCTTCCCTGCCGCGTCTTTTGCCTTGACAATGATGGTGTTGCTGCCCTCTTTCAGCGTAACCACCTTGGAGAAGGTGCCGCCGGTGCCCACAGGGATTGTCCCCTGATCCGTTCCGTTCAGGGAGATGGTAATGACCACAGGAGAGGACGTTGCATCGTTGGTAGTACCGGCCACAGTGACAGAAGAAGCCGCCGTAATAAGGCCGTCCGCAGGAGATGTTACGTTCAGCGTCGGAGGAACAGTATCCACAGTGTAGGTCGTGGACTTCTCTGTAGCCGCGTTGCCGTCGTGGTCTTTGCAGTTGATGGTCACGGTGTGGCTGCCGTCGCTCAGTGCCGCAGACGGCGTGTAGGTCACGCTGTAGCCATTGGTAATAGCCGTGTGCGTGATGTTCGCCGCCGCTACAGCCGTGCCGTCCTGCTTGACTACTAAGGTGCTGATGTCCACGCCGGAACCGCCGGTTTCATCCGTGATGTTGAATACCACCGGTTGTTTGCTGTTTGCCACATACGCGCCAGCCGTGGGGGACACGATGGTGATAACAGGTGCCACAGTCTCCTTTACCACCAGCTTCAGGCCGTCTACGGTAGATGCGTCCGCGCTGCCCTTTGTGCCCGCTTCGTTTGTTGCTTCGACGGATACGTTGTAGTAGCCGCCCGCCAGATTGTACGATGTTTTCCCCGGCGCGGTAATGGTCGCTTCCCATTTGCCGCTTGCGGAGTTCAGCGTCAGGTCGTATGTCTGGCCGTTGATCGTCGCTTTTACTGTCTTGATTGCCATTTATACCTCCCCGGCGTAAATATCGCCGCAAAAGAAATGATATGGTTGTGGTACACGCGGGTACGGCGTACGGGGGCTTTCGCCCGCATATAGATCGCCGCTGTAGTAGTAACTGGGGTACACAATGACGGTTTCCTCTATTACCGTTACCTGTAGCTTTACCTTGCCGTTGATGGTCGCCGGGTTCGGCAGCAGTACAGCCGCCGCTATCTTCGGCACCTGTGCTGTATATTCCGCCATCGGTTACACCTCCCCGGAGAACAGGTCGTTGCTGTAATAGAAGTACGGGCTGATGATCCACGCGCCTGTGACTTCCGCGTTGTACACAACCGTGTTGGACAGTTTTATCTCCATCTTGTGAAGATTGCCTGTGGTCAGCAACCCCCACGGCGTGTAAATGCTTACGCAGTCGCCCAGCTTCTCGCCACCGTATACCACGGTCGCCGTGTTCGTGTCACGCAGCGAATAATACTTGTACAGCCGGTCCGCCACCGCCTGTCCAATCTCATCAGATACAAGAGTTGCCGCCGTGACTTCCTTTACGTTCTCCCGGTCGGATGCGGTCACGTTGGGGTTGATGGCACTGTACACCGTCCGGGTGTCTTTGTACTTGACCCCATTGATGGTCACGTTGCCGTTGCTGGCTTCTACATAGCTATGCGCCGTCACGTTTACCTTTGTGACCACCGCGCCGGTTGCAACGGAAGATCCGACGAACGTCCGCCCGCGTGGAATAAGAATAGGCTTTGTGGGCTGGTTGAATACCCGAAGCTTGTTCCCGCCGTCTGTTGCCAGACAGACGCCCCATGCAAATATGATTTGCTGAATGGCGCTGCGGTTGGTGCCCTTAACAATAACGCCTGTTAGTGTTGTGTCCTCCACATCGCTCTCATACTCCACCTCAAAGGGCTTTGCAAGCGTTTCTAAGAGCGTTTTTGCACTCACTCCATCAAGGTATGCACCTCCGCTGAACGGCGTGTATTCAAGCACTCCAAGCGCGTCCTGGCACTCTATCACATACACGTTTGCGGACGTGCGTGACGAGTTGTTAATGTAGTATGTCCCCAGATGCCGGTTGTCGTTCCACACCTCCACCGGCTGTTTCAGCTGGAACAGGTAATCCACATCTTTCAGGCTGTCAAGCGTCCAGTTTAGCGTGGACACCGGCAGCTCTACGGCGGCTTCGTTCGCCTGGTTTACGATGGATGCGTTGCGTATTTCGTTCATCCCGAATTTACGCACCACGCCCAGCACGATCTCATTAACACGCGCCCGCCGATGGGGGACTACGGTCTTTTTCAGCGTGACCTCCACCTTGTCAAAGCTCTCTACCCTGCAATCGCAGAAGTACACCACGTTGTTAGGCTGGAACGACTGCGCCCGCCGCAGCACCGCACCCTGATACCACGAGATTTCTACCTCGCTGCAATACTCTCCTGTGTCCTCGTCAAAGGTAAGCTGGATGCCCATGCTGGAATACTGCTGTGTAAACGTCATGGTGATTTTTGGCGGGTTGGTAAACTCTCCGCTGTCCCCGGAAACCTCCGTAGACCAAAAGCCTACCTTGTCCTCCGCGTACACGCCATCAAAGGTGCCGTCCAGCACCCAGCGGCTCCGTTCCAGCGTGATAATCTTCCCTGGCGCTGCGCCGTGCGGAATTTTGGTGAGGTCTCCTGTGCCGCCGGTGGCGACCACAGTCGCGTCATCCGCTGCGCCGGGGGCTATGTCCTTGTACAGAATAGTCGTTTTCGACATAGTCCACCTCTCAGGGGCGGAGTTGCGCGTCCATCGGGACGAAGTTCACCTCGATCTCGCCCCAATAGTTCACGCCCCCATCGCCCTTCTCCAAGTCCTGCGACGCGCTGGTGTAATACGCTTCATAAGCAATGGTGGTCTGGCCGTCTGCCGCTTCCAGCATAACGGAGGCATCCACGCTGTGTTTGTATAGGTAGTCCCAAAAATCGTCCAGCCCCTTGTAATTGTCGCCGCGCCGAAAAACCGTCAGCTTGTGGCCCAGGTATGTTCCGATGATGTCACGCACCATGCGGCCCGTCATTACGCGCCCTGCGTTTTCGCCGTCCAGTACGTTAAAGTTTCGGTTGTACTTTGAAATGGCCACGTCAGCGTCAAAGGAAATGCCGTTCAGTTTGATGTAGTTCATCCCTGCACCTCCGACAGATTTACGCCGATGCGCGTACCCTCCGCCTTGTTCAGCCGGTATACGACCTTGCCCAGCACGTCTTTATCCAGCACCAACACGGCCTCGTTGTTTCCTCCATACCCGCTTTCTGCAAGTGCCTGTTTGAACGCCTGCACCATCGTAGCAAGTGGCGTTTCAATGTTCGTCCCGGACTTCTGATCACCCAGCACTGCCATAAACTCCCGGTTCGGAGGAATAACTGCGCCGGTAGCAAGTTTTGGAATAGGCAGCTTCGCAACATTTACGCGTGACACGCTGCCATAATGCTTACCTGTCAGATCCGACAAACTATTTGCTGCGGCAACAAGCCTATTTAACCCATCAATGACGTTGTTGATGCCGCGCTGGAACGACCCAATAATGTAATTCCACTGGATTACAAAGTTTCGGTTTGTCAGGCTCCAGTGTGCCAGCCACGCCTTGTTAAACTCCGCGCTGAATTTAGAAAACCCTGTCATGAAGTTTTCTTCCCATGCCAGAAATTCTGCGTCAATGTTATCAAGTACGAGTTGGAATTGCTCCAGCACAAGCCCCTGATTTTCATTGATACCGTTTGCAAGGCCCTGCATCATGTAGTCGCCCATCTGCGTCGTTTCCGTCGATGGGGAATGAATACCCAGCACATCTTTTACTTTGCCGATTACATTGTGTCCCCATTCCGCAATCTTTTCTTTTGCTTTCAGTAGCCCACCGATCACGGTATTACTAAACCACGCTTTGATGTCTTCCCAAACGCCCTTGAGTTTGTCAAGCAGGAAATTCCAGTTTGGCGCAATTGCCGCAGCAAGGCCAACAGCGCCAACTGCAATCAGGCCAAGACCAAGAGGCACACCGGCTCCGGTAAACAAAAGGACAACACCGAGAACAAGCAGTGCTGCGCTGATCTTACCGATAACCTCCCCAAGCGGCCCTTGCAGCGCTTCTACAATACTTTCCCAATTTGGAACAATGGCCGCCGCAAGTCCTGCTGCTCCCACAAGAATAAGTCCAAGACCAAGCGCAATCCCCGCGCCAGTAAACAAAAGGATCGCGCCAAGTGCCAACAATGCCGTGCTTGCAACTGCAACGATTTGTCCAACTTCTCCTTGCAGCGCTTCCTTTATCACGCCCCAATTTGCGGCTATAGTTGCCGCAAGACCAACCGCTCCGAGTACAAGAAGGCCAAGGCCAAGAGGAACATTTACGCCTCCGAACACAAATATCGCGCCTAATGCCAGCAAAGCAACGCTTACAATTGCAACGATACCGGCAAGTTCACCCTGTAGCGCTTCCTTTATTGCGCCCCAGTTTTCGCTTACTGCGCTGTAAATAGTCAGCGCGCCAATTGCCATAAGTGCGATGCCCAGCGGTATATTTATTCCGGAGAATGTAAGTATAGCGCCCAAAGCCAGCAAGCCAGCGCCCACAAACAGGGATGTGACCGCGCTGATTTGGTCTTTCATGGAAGACACAAAGTTTGGGGCACCCGCGCCGCCTCCGCCGCTGGAAGTATCCACGGAAAGTTTGTTGATTTCATCAAAGCTTGCCAAAGACTTACTTGCTTTTTTTGCCGCCCCGCCAACGCCGCTAAGTGCTTTTTGCTGGTTATATAGATTTTCAGCAGCTCTGCCCGCTTCATCCGCCGTTGTCCCAAAAATCATAGCCACCAGTTTGGACAGAGCATTTACTACCTGTGTAATAACGTTGACAAGAACAATAAACGCGGGGATAAGCACATTCAGTATTGGTTGCGCAAGAGTGCGTAAAGCGCCTTTTAGTCTGCCAACCGCCGCCATAGCTTCATCGTTGGTTTGTATGGCCTCCCACATGTAGTCTTTCAAAGACCGCAGCGCCCGCGTGATAAGTGAAAACACCAGCACGCGACGAGCAAGCGTTTTTACTCTATCAGAAAACTTTTTCAGCCTCTTGTCTGCTTCTTCCGCAGCGGCAGAAAACCCGGTAGTTTTTTCTTTTGCTGCTGCTATTTGCGTTGCCAATTGCCCGGCTTTTTCTTTTTCACGGTCTATTGCACGCTCAGCTTCCGCAATTCTGTCGTTTTGCGTGTCCAATTTTTTGTTTACGTCTTTCCATTCTCCGCGAAGACTTTTAACAAGCTCAGTTTGCCTTTCGATGTGAAAGCTTGTAAAAAATTCATCCCCGCTTTTCATGTGCGCAAGCTTTTCTTGTTCTTTTTCCAAACTGTCCGCCAAATCTGCGGCTCTGTTTGCAAGAAAATCCCGGTTGCTTTTTTTGCTATTAAGCTTTTCCTGTAATGCGTCGATTTTTTTGGTCAACGCATTAAGTTCTTTCTGTGCCTGTTTATCGTCGATGTCGGCCCTGATAATAACGGAGCCGTCTGCGTTTGCCATTTGCACCACCTACTTTCAAATTGCGAATGGACATTTCGCATAAAATGTGTTATGGTTGCGGTAAAGGAGGGACAGCTATGGAAAAGATTAAACGCATAGCAATATTTATCGGTACATGGGTTGCCGCTACCTGTGTAGTTCTTATCTTGGGAGTAATTCTTGCTCCTACTTCGCCAGAGGGGGATAAAATTCTTGGTGGCGGATTTACTGCAGCCGTTTTTATTATCCCTGTCATTATTGCTATTCTTGTTGTCAACAAAGATAAGATAAAAGCAAAGCTGCCTGAAAAGAAACCAACCGCTCTTAACCTCTCTGATACAGCAGAGCGAACAAAAGAATTTGTACCGCCCGCTTCTGCCGCAAAACAACAGCAACTCGCGGACAAGTTGGTTTCTGACATGCGCACTACTCTTTCTTTTTGCGAAGATGCCCCTTCGCTCAATTTATTTGTACATTGGTACGACCAAGCAATTGCCGATTTGGTCAAAATGGTTTCTTTGGTTAAAGCCAATTTTAACTTTGACCCAACGTATAGGCTTAAAACTTTACGCGACGAATACCAACTCCATTTGTGTGATGCCATAGTTCGAATCAAAGAGGAAACTTTGTCTGAAATAGACGGAAAGTATAAAAACAGCCGCGAATTTCAAGAAAAAGCCCTTACTGAATTTTGCGATGATATTGGGTTTGTTCGTTCGCGTTTTTCTCCCGGCACCGCCGATGTGGCAGATAAAGCTATTTCTGATATAGAAAAGCATCTTGGCATTAACCAGCACCCGGAAGAAACTTCTGCCCATTTATCGTTGTGGGACAACATTGATTTTATGGACGGTCATCGCTTTGAATACTGGTGTGCGGATGTCCTCCGCAAAATCGGATTTTGTAACGTAGAGGTAACACGCGGCAGCGGCGACCAGGGCGTTGACGTTCTTGCGGAAAAAGATGGGGTCAAATATGCCATCCAGTGCAAGTGCTATACTTCCGATTTGGGTAACAAGGCGGTACAAGAAGTCAACACTGGAAAGACCATTTACCGCTGTCAAGTTGGCGTTGTTATGACAAACCGTTACTTTACGCAAGGGGCAAAAGACGCTGCTGAAGCAACCGGCATTTTGCTGTGGGATCGTGACGTCGTGCAAAAGATGGCAAAACTGGCGAATATGGCTTGACCTTTACCGCCCTCTGTAGAGGGCGGTTTTTATATCCATCTACTGATGACCGCCTCGTCTTGCTCCGTATATTGCTTCTGGAAATCTATCAAATGCCGGTTTTTTCTATAAAACTCCTGCTCTGATTTATCCAGCTTTTCACCCTTTGACTTCTTTCGCCGTATATTGACCACTTGTGCAAACATACAATCGCCAATTTCCGTGTACGCCGTGTTCCACGTCCACCAATGAAGATAGCGCATCGCGCGGACTTCTTCCCCCAGCACTTTGTTTACAGGAGCTACAATCAATGGGAAATCCTGCTGCCAATCCATAAGCTTTACGGTTCGCTTTTCTTCTTTGTAGGGCTCCCCGCAATTTATAAACCAAATGCATTTCTGGATAGCTTCCTCATAGTCTCGCTCCGGCATGTTATCAAAGTCTGGGTAAAAAATATCCAACATCGCTTCTGCCTTGTCGGCTTCCGTAAAATCTTTGTCAGAAATGGCTTCTATGATGGTCAGAATATCTCGGTAATCGCTCCGTATTTCATATTCCGTTCCGTTGACTTCCACGGACACCGGCAAATCATATCTCATTTGTGGTACTTCTTTGTGTACTTACTGATGCGCGGATTGGTAGCTTTCTGTTCGCGGGAGAAAGTAGTGTCTACTTCGTCCATTACGGCAAGCATCAGGTTAGCCCACACAGGCAGACCGTCCGCCAGCGCGTATAGGTTCATTTCGCCAAACAAAGCGCTGCAAATGTCAACGTGGAATACTTCATTGATGATCTCGCGCATTTCGTCATCCATCTTGCGTGCTGTATCAAAAATGTCGCGTTTATTGGCCGTCTTTTCTACTTCCGCTTTGTAAGTTTCCTGCTTTTTGTCCAGCGTATCAAAAGCGTTAAAAAGCTTTTCCACAAACCCGCTGTCCGTGGGGTTAAAAGAAAACTCACACGTCTTGCCATCGGTTGTTTCAAATACTTTTTTTACGACGCCAGAATTGATGATAATAGTGTCTGCCATTTTTATCCTCCATGTGAGGGCGGGGAATGTCCCCCGCCCTCTCTGTTATTTAGGCCGCAGTAAACTCAATAGCGCCGCCGCTGCCCTTCTTCACAGTGCCCACAGTGCGGGTGCCGCCGTAGGTGATCTCGCTGGTGATATTCAGAGTGCCGCCGCCCTCGCCGCCGATGCCGGTGATGGCAATAGCGCAAGCGTCGTAGCGCTCCGCAAACATCGCCTCGCCGCTGGTGGCGTAGAAGTGGCCGATCATCATGTCCTGATTTGCCAGCGCCTGTGCATCCTGGTCTTTGACGGCCAGGTTCCACATCTTCACCGCCGCAGCGTCACCGGCATCCAAGGGAATGGGATCAAAGGTCTGCGTGATGGTGGGCTTTTTCATGGTCGTAAAGGTGTGGCCCAGAATGTCCTGCTTGGTGTCGGTGCTCCAATCCATTTCCTCGCTGCTGTCCTCAACGCGCTTACCGATAGCACTCCACACAGGCGCGGATGCGGTGCCGGTGTTCAGGTACGCAATGAGCAGTTCGCGGTCAATGGTCTGGCCCGCCGTGGTGTTGAATTCCAAATCTGCCATTATACATTCACCTCGTAATTCAGTTTCATAAGGATTTGGTGATCTTCATCCCCGTTTTCATACATGGCAAACAGGGAAGATCGTGTGGTTGGCTCCATGCTGATAACGCGCTTGTCATCGCCAATGTCGGGCTTTTGACCATTTGCCCAATCCCCGATAGCGTTCAACAGTTCGTCAGCCTTGAGCCGTTTGTCGTTGCTGTTCCCCGGCTTAACTCGGTAGATTATCTTGAACTGATACTCCGCCACATAACCGCCGGTGATATACTTCCGCACGATGTAAGCCGCCTGAATGGTCGACATCGCCATAGAGGAAGTGTCGGCAGGAAGAAACTCAAAGCGGATAAGGTCGACTGGCAGCTCCGGGTATGTGTTCAGCCACACAAGCAGCTTGCGCGATACCTGATCTTCTTCCGCCGCCGACACGGCCTTTTTAATCTTTTCCAAATCTCTTCACCGCCTTATCTGCCACCCGCACCCACTTTTCCATGTTCTGCGCTTTGGAAGCATCAAACCAATGTGCCTGTGCCTGCGGATGCATTGTTGTGTTAAATACAAGATTTCGGTCTGTGACCACCTTGTGCCCGCCCTTTGGGGCGTATGTGCTGCCGGTCGCCGGGTCTACCATCACCTTACCGTAGTACAGGAACCGGGCGTATGGGCCGGGGTAAATGACCTCGTTGCCTACCACCCGCGTTCTCTGCGTCAGAGAGCCTGTAAGCGCAGGCACAAAGGGGATGGTGTCTTTCATCACCTGTTGCGCTAAAACGCTTTCAGCGCGGCCACAGGCCCTTGCAAGCTGCCGTTTTACTTCGTCCATGCCAGACACGTCAACAGAGAACTTGAGCGACATCTTATGCCCCTCCGACTTCCCAATGCTGCATATCCACGCTGCCAAAATCTTTCTCGTCCACTTTGGTCACGTTGTAGCAGCCGTCCTGTGCCATAGCCACGTCCTCTTTGTCTGTGACAAACTCGCCTTTTACAAAGAACGTCAGGCCGCCGTTTCCGTTGACCGACAGCGTCCACAGCCCAAACTTGTCCGCCGCCGCAAGAAACGCCTGTGGGGGCGCGTAAGTTTTGGCCTTGCCTGTCGTTCCGTCCACCGCTTCCGCGGAAAACGGAATGTACAGGTTTACCGCGTCCGCGCTCTCAAGTCCGCTTTCACGCACGTTTACCGCCTTGCTGGCTTGCAGCATAACGCCGCGCAGAATGGTCACATACAGCTTTGTGATTTCCTCAAAAGTCGCCGGGTCAGTCTCCTGCACGGCGTTGTAGACCGTTATAGTGTGGGGCGCGTACAACCACAGCACCCCCCTCCCCGATACAGCAGACCGGTATGTGCCAGATACTCGTTACAGGTCGCCGCCAGCAGTTTCTTCGCACCGTCTGTTGCACTCAGCGCAGACGCGGCAGCTTCGCCACCACTGGCCAGCGTCCGGGAGTACCCGCCTACCGTTTCGCTTTTCACGTCATCGCCGGTCGCCGCGTTCGTCAGTTTGGTTGCGGCAAGCTGCTGCGCGGCTTCGATCAGCTGATACTTGTCCACAAGTGCACAGCAGCACATTTTTACAGCGTCCATATCGGCGTTATCTTTTGCCCGATTCTGCGTGTAGTAATCGAGGAAGGAGCTGGCTCGTACAGCCAGACGCGGAAAATCTTCCTCGCTCACGGTGCCCAAATAGGTCCCGGAGTAATAGTCGTAATCAGCGTATGTCATGTGAGCCAGCTCCTTTCAAATTAACCAGAAACGGTAACGGTAGCGGTGGAAGTCTTGCTGTTGTCCTGCTTGGACTTAGCGGTAACAGTGATGCTGGCCTTGGTTTCCGCTGCGCCAACGGTCAGCACGCCGTTATCGGTGATGCTGGACTTAGTGCCGTCCTGACTCCACTCCACATCACCACTGACAATACCCTCGCCGGTTACGGTAGCGGTAAAAGCCTTGCTGTCGCCCTTTGCCATAGTGGCAGTAGCGGGAGCAACGGTCACGGTAGACACAGTGCCCGCCTTTCCGTACACAGAGAAGGGGAAGGGGTTTGCGATGTCGGCGTTGTATGCGTTGATGGGGTTGGCAATCTCCCAGCCCAGACGCATGACGGCACGCAGCGCCACCATATCGTTCTGCATCAGGTTATAGGTGATGGCCTTGGTGCTGGGATCCTGAATAACGCCCTCGGTGAAGATCTTGAAGGTCATATCCTGGCGGATGGCGTACACCAGCTGACTCCAGTCGCCCACGATCATCTGCGCCTGATTGGGGTCAAAAGCGCCGTTCATGGGGAAGTACATATCCATGCCGTCCAGACCGTAGCGGGTAGCGCCCTGCATGTCGGACTTAAAGATAGGCTGGCCGGTGGTGTCCTTCAGGCCGCGCAGCTTGCCGCGCATCTGAATGGCGGACATAACGCCGTTCGGGTTAAATCCGTCCAGTTCGACCTTGGAGATCAGGCCGCCTTCGCCCATGATGTCGCTGAACACGTCGGTACCCATAGGCACACCGTTACCGGCAGCGATAGCAGAGGGCACAACGCCGTTGCGCCAAGTGCTGGGCTTGTTGGTGCCGAACAGGATAGCCGCGTCGATAACCTTGCCGAAAGCTTCGGTCAGGCGGGGACGGACTTCGCCCCAAATGTCGTAATCGGCATCGTCCAGCGCCGCCTCGGGGATGGGGACGATAACGGCGATTTCCTCGGCGTACAGCTTCTTCTTGTCCCACGCCATCTTCGTGGTCTGCTTGAACGCATCACCAGCGCCAGCGTCGGTGGCTTCGCCGTTCACGAAATACGCGGAGGGCAGCGCGTCCAGCACGTTAATGGTCTGGGTCTTGCTGGACATGTTTGCCAGACGGCGGCCCATGCGCAGGACGGCGGATTCCGCGATAGCGCCCTGCATGATCTCGCGAGTTACAGGCTCCGGGATAAGGCCGGAAAGTGCGTTTCTGTCAATGATGTTTGCCATGTTTTGTATCTTCCTTTCTTTACTTGAGTGCGCCGCGAATCAGATTGTTCATCGCGGCATTGGTATCTGTTTTCTTTTCGCCGCCTCCAACAGCGGCAGACCAGTCGATTTTTACGCCGTCTTGGAACGCGGACGGATCGGCGCTAACTTGCGCCTTGTGCCATTCGTCAAACCCATCAAGCGCACCATCCTTGATTTCAAGGCGCTTTGCTTTCAGGTCTGCCAAATATGCCTTTTCCGCAGCCTTAGAGCTGAATTTCACGCCCTTTTCAGCAAGCGTCTTACGGATCACATCTGCGTAGTCATAATCGGCGATCTTGGACTTGTAGCCCTCGATTTCCTTTTTGAGCGCTTCCGTTTCCGCGCTGCCGTTCGCTGCGAACTGCTTGTTCTTCTCCACTTCCGCGTCCAGCTTGCTCTGAACAGTCGAAAGTGCCTTTGTGATTCGCCTGTCAAACTCCGCCTTATAGATGGGGTCAGCCAGTATTTCATCAAAAGTCATAATTTCGTCTGCCATTTTTACTCTCCTTTTATTTCCACAGCGTCATTCCCCGCTGCGTATTACAAAAAAAGAGCCAAGCAACTACAAAATGTAGTCACTTGGCTCCTATTGCCCTTTCCCGCGCCCTATTGCGCGGAAGTGCTGTATTTGATTGTTTTCTTGACCTCTAAAACGATGTACCCGCCACCCTTTCGGCGAATTTCCACATCGTTTCCGCGCTTCAAAATTGCATCGATTTCCTTTTTGGCTTCTTCCCAGTTCAATGCAGCACCTTTGTCCTTTCCCATTGCAGCGGCAACCCCGATGCTTCGCTAAAAGACTTATATTTGGCGATCAGTCTTACAAGTTTCGCATTTGCGGCGTAATATTCGTCCTTTTGCCCACTTGCCTTATACGCTGTTACAAGCCTGTCCTGCTTGATAATCTGGCGCTCAACACGCCGTTGCATCTGCGTCGCCTCGTATGCGGTGTATTTCTTCCCGTCAAACTTGCAGCCGAGATCATCATCAATATGCTCAAGCTGCCCATCTGTATATGTGCGTTCGCTTACGCCCTCAACCCAAACGTTGCGGCGGTGGCGGCAGTTGGCTCCTTCCAGGCCATCAACGGCACCCAGACCGCACACTTCGTAGATGTTCGGGTAGATGTCGCCGCTACGGGTGGAATACACCTTTCCTTGCCACTCCTTATGGCTTGACCACGGTGACGGTCCGGGCACATCACGCGCGCCGGAATGTGCGGAAACCTCAAAATACGGTGTCTCAAGATATTCCGCCGACTGCTCCGTGTACTTTGCGCATATTTGGGAAATACCCGTCATAACCGCCCGCCTTGCCGCTACATCGATCTGATCTCGGTGTCCGCTCTCATAGTCCACCACGCGCAGGCCACCGCTTGCAAGCTCCCTAACGGCGTCTTTGATTGCTTGCCCATAAGAAATAGCCCCGCTTTCTACTTTCAACGTGGCGGCATCTAAAGCCCATTGGTACGCCTTGGCAGGGGGTAGCATTGTGCGGCCAGCGTCCACTAAAAAGCCCATTGAGCGCGTTATGTTGCGCAGTGTTTGCTTCGTCTGCTCGTATATTGCCCAAGTATCTTCTACGCTTATCAGCGTTTCCGGCTGCGTGATGTGCGCAAGGTCAATCAATTCGGTGTAATACTTCTGGTTGCGCTCCACAACATCGTCAAGCAGCTCATTCAACTTCGTTTCACTGATGCCGGAAGTTTTGCGGATCGCTTTCTCAATCTCTTTTAGGTCGATGCCGTGTGACCGCAGCGCCTTGATGTCCTGAACCGTGACCTCGTTCAGTTCATCCGCAGTTTTCAACCGGGAGCAGATTTCTTCCAGCAGCGTTATTTCAAGCGCCCGGAACAGTTCTGTTAGTTCTTCCGGCAGCGCGTCAAGGATTTCTGGCCGAAACGGATATTTCATTTGCTTTCCTCCGTTTCACGATTTCATCATAGTGCGGTTTTACGCGAATTACATTCCAATCGCATTCCTCCGGCACTTTTCCGTAGAATATCGCCCATTCCGGCGAAAGACGTTTCATCATTTCTTCGTAACCTCGCAGAAAGAGCCGCTTGCTTTCCTTGTTCTGCTGTGTCCCTACTGAGCTGACAGCCACAACACCGCCGACAGGCTCGCCGTCAAAGCACCAATCATAACTATTCTCATCGCTCCATGAGATCGTTGGATAAACCGTCATGCCGTGGAGCTGCCAATAAGCCGCCAACCAGTGCTTGCGGTAATGATTGTATATCTGCATCGCCATCGGCATATCTGTGTAGGTGGAAAAGTCCGGCGCGCACACCGCCGCAAACTGCGACAGTTTCGGAATGTATTTGTCCGGCGTGTTCCAATATCGAATGAATTGGTAATCGTCCACGAAGAAATGCACGATCTTGCTTTTCGTGTCTTTCGCTGTGTAATGGTAATTCACGGGGACAAACTCACCTTGTGGGTATGCCTTGACCGGCTCGATCTGCGGAATATCGTACTTGCCCACGCCAAGGAATGTGAACTTGTCAAGATTTTCAAAGTTAATCATAAATCCCCCAGCAAACAAAAATGCCGCAAGATACATTTCTGTACCTTACGGCATAGCAAGCGCCCGGATTCTAACCGGAGTTCCCGCAGTCACGGTGTAATCACCCTATACGACTACTTGCTATGCCTATTATACCAAGCCTTTTTTACGAATGCAACCAGCTTCTTTTCATCCGCAGTCAAGCCCCTTGTGCCGCCCTCATCGTGATAATACCCGATGTGCGTGTGCTCTCCCTTGAATTGTTCATGGCTATGTAAGAGATTGATTGTTTTTATGCGCTTTCCATCTGCACCGTAATAGCTGATTGCATTTATTTTGCCCTCATCGTTTATCGTTGCGTAAATGCGCCCTTTGGTCATAGTTTCCAATGGGTCTTTTGCGTTCAATGCCGCATTTTGCTTTACAAACTTTACGTTCCCAGCTTTTAGAAGCGTCCTAAACTCGCTCCCTTAAGGCTTGCCCTTTTCGCTCATGCCGCTACTTGCGCCGCGTCCGCCCATTAAACAGGTCTCCATGTACCGCTACGCTTGTTAGCCCTGCGGTATTTCTTTCCGTTTACCGTAACTTCTAACGCGCCGGACTTTTGCGCTGTTACAAAGGCATTGGAAAACGCCTTGTTTTCTGCTGCTTTGCGGTTTTTACTGGACTGGTCACGCAATTTCCGCATGTAGCTATCCATTTCACCGCGCGCTCTTGCAGCTCTGTCTGCGGCGCTTCCTGTTTTCTGCGCCGTTGTCAGGCGTGCAGGCCCACTTGCATAAGGATTGACTGCTCCTGCCGCCGTTTTGAGCGCCGTTGTTGCGAGAGTTGCCATCTGCTTTACGGCGTCTTTCTTTTCAGCGTCCGACAGCGCAAGCCCATTGATTTCAGCAGCGTTGCGCTCAAATGTGCGCCTGATAATATCGCCCATATCAATGACAGACGCAGCGTTTGCTCGGTTAATATCCTGCTGTGACAAAAACCGCGCAAGGCTCATACCGCGCCCACGCCCAAATTCTCCGGCTCCAATGCCGCCACCAGCTCCGCCTCTGCCGCCCATTACTCTACCTCCTGTTGTCCTTCGGTTGTCATGTCCTGCATCTTCGGCAGCGCCGCCTTTGCGGTCGCCTCGTCCTCGTTCATCCACTTCATGCGGAACTCCCAATCGTTCAAAATGCCCGCGCTGAGAAGCTGCATATCGCGGGAAAAGTCGGTTTGCTTGTCCTCAATGATGCTGTCATCAAAGTCGATGGAAATCTCTACATCCTCATTCAGCCCAGCGTTCATGGCTGTGTTGCCCATCCGGAGCAGGATGCGGCATAGCTCCACCAGCGCTTGTTCCAGCACGATCTCCATCTTTTTGATGGTGCGGAACATGGTGGAATTTTCGCTGATGACTTGCGTTGCCGTCGCCACGCTGTCGCCGTCAAAGCGGTAATAGGTTTCGCCGAAGCCGCACTTGCTGGAAAGAAGATTCAACTGATCTTGTAGACCGACATTAAGCTTGTCGGTACGAAGCTGCGGCGCAATAGGCGTTACCACATCGCCCTGCTGCGTGTCCTCTTCCAGCAAATAGAAGCGCCTGTCGTGCGGATCAAGCGTCGGTTTGTCATTCTCCCAGCGTGTAGCGGGCATTTTTACCGCCAGCAGCATGGGGCCGTTCTCGAACTCGTTGACGTAGCAATCGTAGGCGCAATCCACGCCGCGCAGCACATCAACAGCGTTTGCAAATACCGAAATACCCACCGGCAGCAGATAATCAAAGTTGTTGGCAATGTTTGGCCTGTCAATAACAAACTGCCGCTTGTCGTTGCCAGTATACACCACAGGGGGAATGCGCTCAAAACCCGGCACTTCGCTTAACTTGACATCGGACAAACTCTCGTTCTCATATCGATAAATACTGTTCTCGATGATGTACTGTCCCAGGTCGTCCTTTCGGTGGATTTGCAGATACAAATACGTTTTGCCCTGCACTGTTACCACACTGTCAAACGCGCACTCGGTAATAAACCCATTGCACCACGCCAGCGGGAATATGTGCTCGATGGTCACGTAGTCCAGCACAATGCCGGATGCGTCACCAGGGATAGGTTCACCAGTACCGCTGACGCTTTGGCCTACCACACGAGGGATATAGGCCACCGTGCCCAGCGCGGACTTCATCTCCTGCATCTCGTTGGCCTTGACCGTAAAGTTGTTGGCGGTTAGGATGCGGTCAATGAACGCCTGCTCTTTCTGCCCCTCAAGGGTGATCTGGACTTTTTCGTTCATCAGAAGATTTGCCCAGTCCTCGCAGACCTTTTTACCCATGCCCAGCGTCACGCGCTCACACTTCACCCAGTCGTGACCGTTGTACCGCTTGTATCGGTGAAATCCCTTTACGTTGCCCTGATACCACGACTTCCACACGCCGACCTGCGTGTAAAACTTTTCCGGGATGGTCGTATATCCCAATTGTTTCAGTTTGTCGATTACCGTCATGCGATAACTCCCATTCTGCGGCTTACAGGCTCAAGGGCATACCTAACCGCATCGATCAAATGATTGTTTGCGTCCGGGTAGCCGCTGATTATGTCGCCGTCTTTGTTTCTTTCGTATTCATATCCCACAAACTCGTCATAAGCGTGTGGGGTGCGCTTTCTGTCTATCACGATAGTGCGCCGCTGCAAAAACTTCATTCCATACTCCACAGAGCCGGGGCCTTTAATTGCTTCAAAGGCTGGTAGCTTCATAGCCCGGAAGTCTGCAACGCTTTTCGGCTCTGCGCTGTCGCAAATAATGCGCGTGTCATTGTAGCCACGCTGCAATATCATCTTTGCGCTCTGCTCGTTGGAAAGCTTGTTTTCATAAATCTCATCAAGCAAATATATGGTTTCTCTCGCCCGGTCATAGTACAGCCGAGCAAAAGCAAATGGGTCAGGGAAATAGCCCCAGTCTACACCTTGGTATAGCTTGTCAAAACTCGCAACCTCCGCGTCAGTTATCTCCCGCAGCTCCAGCCGATCAAACACGTTTCCGCCAGTACCCACAGGAATGCCCAAATATTCATGCTGGTACGCTCTCTCGTCCGTGGCCTTGAGATGTTCCGCCTCTGCCAAAAACTGCTCACCCAGCCACTCTGGAGGAGCTTGCAAGTACGTTGACTTGTGGCACAGCCTGTCTGTACGTTCTTCCAGGCTGTCCTTGTTCGCCCAGTTATCGCGGCTTATCGGCGGGTTATAGCTTTCAAAGTTCCAATACTTCGACCCACCGCGCATTGTGGACTGCAAAATCGTTCGTATCTCGGCACGACCGGCAAACTGGTCTTTCTCTTCGAAGTGCGTCACGGCAATGTAGCCAAACGGCACCTTGATAGATTTGATCTTCATGGGGTCGTCAGCGCCCCGGAACATGATCTTCTGCCCGGTAGGCTTGTAGATCAGCTCCATCGGGGAGACTTTGGCTTCCCAATACGCCGCCATGCCCAGCTCACCGATTGCCCAGATATACTGCGCGTACACGCTGTCACGGATGGTATTTGCCACTTTACGCAGCACCAGAGCGTGCGTGCCCGGATTGTTTATCAGCAGCAGAGGGACGAGCACAGACACCGTGGAGGACTTCAATGAGCCGCGCCCACCGCTGAAATCGTAGTGCGTGTGACCGTGGTGGAACACGTCATGCGCCACGTCGTAGAACGCAGAGCCTATTTTTTCAGACAGGCGGATGTCAGACATCAATTATCACCCGAACCCTCTCGCTGTCATCATTAGCGGTCTTTTCTTGTAGCAGCGTCCACTTGTCTATCAATGTCCCAATAGCAGTCGTGATTTGGCTGGGCGTTGCCTCTGCCAGCTTCGCCGGATCATTCAGCACTGCCAGCCCCTTACCTATAATCTGGCACACCATGTCACGCTGGCTCTCCATGTACGTCAAAACGTCGGCGGTGTTCTCCTCTTTTTTCCTAATGAGTTTTTCCGCAATATCCGCATTTGTCTGCACTATTTTTTTGACAGTGTTTGCGGAAACCCCATTGAGTTTGGCTGTGGCGCAATAGTTGCTGGTCTGCACATAGTCCGCCAGTATTTTCTTTTTCTGCCGGTCTGTCAACCTTGCAGCCACTGTCACCACCTCGCTTTGCCTGACGCACCAGCCTCCCACCACTGGCCTTTGTCATTGGCACGTCTGTACCCGGCTTTCGCCTCACCTAAATCCATTGAGCTTTATTTTGATTATGCTGCTGGCGCTCTACCAGCAGATCATCAACGTCTCCTCTGGGGCACACTTTTCAGGAGGTGCGAGGAGTCCTATATGGCGGAAACGGCAGGGCTTGAACCTGCGCCCCTCTGATTAACAGTCAGATGCTCTGCCAACTGAGCTACATTTCCGTACGGGGCTTTCGCCCCCATAAACTCCCTTTCGGGCGAAAACGATCCAACGTTTTCATCTGGCACCGCATGAGAGGTGCGACCTCCCGCTCCCCGAAATGTGGGGAGGCCCCGGCCTGCGGCATATTGCTCCCTTCGGGCGGAGCCGAAGCCCCGCCCATCAGGAAAGAAGGGGGAAAAGAAAAAGAATGGAGATGCAGAGTTTACCCCTGCACCCCCCACGTTATCACATCTTTTTTTGTTGTTGCATTTCGTTGTGCAACATCACCTAATTTCTGCATTCACATACGGCGCATACTCATCTTTTATCGCACATTCTTTCAGCGGACAGTATCGGCAGTTTTTAGCAAAGGGGCACTCGCGCCGTTCTGCTCTGGATATACAGCGAGATACAGTGGATGTGCTTACACCAAAATGCCGCGCAATCGCGCTCATGCGCCAGCCGCACTCAAAGTATAGCCTCAAGTATTCAACCGTCTGCTCTTTCACCCTACCACCTCCTCCGGGAAGAACGTCTCCCGCACCCCGCCGCACTCCGCCACGATGTGCCGCCCCTTCGGATGCACATACACCACCGTGCCTTTGCGTATAGGGAATTTCTTTTCTTCGCACCCCTTACCGGGGAATAAGCCTGGCAGCGTCATAAACCGCGCCCGGATCATATCACCCTTCTGCATTGTCCCTCCACGGCGTATCCACGCACTCCGGTTTCTTGCAGCGCATCTCAATCGCCCACAGCAGATTCCACGCCGCCGCCAGCAGGTGATCCTCGTCCTCGTGCCCGTCCAGATACTTCGCCGCGTGTCGCATGGCACTGTCCAGCAGACTGCTGGTGGGGATGCCTTTATCGACATTATGCGTCCCATACTTGAGTGCGCCGGCCTCGCAGTGCTTGCTTACCTCGATGATCGCCGCCCACGGGAGAAGATCCATGCGGCCTTTCCCGCCGTGCATATCACGCTGCGCCCCTGTATTAAACGTCGTGCGCTCTCCGCTGTCCTTAATGTTCATGCTTGTCGTCCTTTCTCTCGCCGTAGGAGCAGAAATCGTCCGGCTCTACACACACCGCCTCGCCGGAATACCCGCGGGCATTTGTCTTTGGCTCCGTATGTAGGTAACACAAACCGTTTGGGTAGTTGCGATAGTGCTTGCAGCCCTTGCACCGCACCACCGGCACAGAATCAACCTCCTCTGTCAATGCGAGATACGCAAGTGCAAGCGGTCTGCTGTGGTGAAGCAGCGCTTCTTTTGTCATGTACTGCGCGATTTTTTCGATGACTGCAACGGCCTCCGCTTTCAGATCCGCGCCGTCTGGAAGGTCATTCGTATAGTGCATTAGTTCGTTTCGCAAATTATACACGATCGTCACCTCCGTCCTTTCTCTCACCTCTGCTGCAAAAGCCGTAAAATCCCATCACTTGAAGGTTGGTAGCGTCGCCGCAGAAACCGCAATGTATACAGTCCTTACACCGCACCACGACCTCTGCGTCTACGGTGGGGAGCTGCTCTGCATACTCCATCACCGACTCAATACCGTTGATGAAATGCGTGTTGGCGTGTTCTTTGTCACAATGGTTTGCCCGAATGGGAAACTCTTGCAGTTTGTCACCATCAATCAGCCGCATCGTTGTCACCTCCGTCCATTTTCGCGCCACAATTAGGGCAATAAGGAGTGAGGTCAAACCCCACTCTACGCCTGCACTTCGAGCACCTATATCCACTAATAGGGTCTATTTTATTCACACACACCCACACCCCATGCACCACCGTGGTAACATCAGCGGCGGGAAGTTTCAACATATCCATCTGGATAATCGACAGCATCCTATTTTGAGCCACACTGTTCTCCGGTCTACGCATCCGCAAAACAGATTTTACTGCCGCTGCTCGTTCAATATATTCAGCCATTGGCTTATCCTCCCTCGTGGCAATATCCGTTTTCGTCCGTGTCCTTGCTCCAATAGGTGCAGTGCAGGACATTTCCGATCACCACTGATTGATAGCAGTCTTTGCAGTGCGTCACGACCACGGCATCGACGGTGGGTGCATCTTGCAAAGCATCATCAAACGCATCAAACGCATCTGTTGCGCCTCGTTCAATTTGCTCGTTAAACAAGCGCTCTAATTCTTCCGCATCAATCAGCCGCATTGTTGTCACCTCCGTCCATCTTCGCGCCGTTCTCCACAAAGTTGCAGACTCTGGCCGCGCAGGAGAGGCACAGTTGTTTCTCCGCAGAAAATGGTGTCTTAAAATTCACAACGCCATAGTGATTGAAATCCAGATTCACGCCGTCAACCTCGTAGTCGATCTCGCGCCCACACATATCACAGAACACTTTAACCATCAACTATTCCCTCCGTCCATCTTCGCCAGCTCCACAAACCCAAGAACCGTGTCCACAATCGCCTTGTCAATTCGCGCCTGCAAATTGCATCTGTTTTCGCAAACAACAGGCATTTCAGATAGAGACTTGTTGTAATAGGCTGTCTTACTGACGACCCACTTACCGTCCCAAAAATCAATAGAATAGCCGCTGGATTTCGCCGCCTCCATCTTTGCTGACCTTGCAGTACCAGTTTTCACAAAGTAGCTTTCTCGCGTCACCCACGGATTTTTGTAGATTTTCATTCCACACCGTCCATCTTCGCTCCACAGTGATAGCAGTACAAGTCAATTCCCTCTGGGTTGTCATTCATACCTTTACCACATCGGCCACACCTCCAAATGTGAAAACCACCTTCCGTTTCTTCGTGCATCCACCGCCCATGCACCACCGGGGCGACATCAGCGGCGGGGATTGCGCTTACTCGTTTTGCTGCCTTTTCAAGACGTTTTTTAATGCACTCACAGTCGGCGCTTCTGCTCATGGCCTCCAAAATGCCAACGGTGGCGTTTTTATCAATGTATTCAGCCATTGTCGTTCTCCTCCCCATTAAACCACTTCCGCAGTTTGTGCGCGCACGAAGCACACAGTTCGTAGTCGTTGTCGTTTATGTCGTTCTTAATCCGCCGCATACCGGCATAGGTGACGGAGTTGAACGGGCTAATTTCCGCACCACAGCGGTCACACACTCTCTTTGTCGCCATTGTCAGCCCTCCTGTTCCATGCTTCGATTGCTAATAGATGATTAAGAAACCAATGTGTTTTCGGTTCGATTGGGCAGTCTTTATTTGGGCAGTATACCCGAAAGCAGTGGCCGTTTCTCTGCATAATGCCCTTGTACCCGCAGAATGGGCAAGGTTTTAGTTCGGCCATCATTCCACCTCCTGCATCCAGAACTCGCGGCGACAATCGTCGTGTCTTTCGCGGGTGTACAGCAGCCCATTCTTCGGTGTTCTTCACAATTTGCGCCGCATCAACGCCCCACATTTCACTCATGGTGCCGCACATTCTGTTCCGCTCCTCGATAAACTTCACAGCATCCATTTACTCTTCCTCCGTGTTTGAGCACGTCACTTCGTTGTGTGTCACCCGCTGCATGGGGCACGGCTTTTCCATCATCAGGCACAGTCCACATGGCAGGCGGTATCCGCAAATGTCTGCGGAGCTATATCCGCTGGTCTCCACCGTGTTCCCCTTCGGCGGTGCATAACCCTGCGTGGCCACATATCCCGTGCTTCCCACAGCAGTTTCAGTAAAACGGCTCATTCATCATCCCTCCATTCCTTCGCTTTTACGATGGAAAAAATCACCACAGCCAGCAGCCACAGCGCAAATCCGATCCACATGGGTGACAGCACCCACAGCCACGACCAGTTGATAACACCGCATAGCTTCAGTACAATAAATGCGATTTGCAGCAGCGTTCCACCAAGACCGCCCAGTGCGTTAGAATTGTTGTTCATCACATATCCCTCCATCTGCACCCGTAACAGGCGCCCTCGTGTGCGTGTTTGTACTTCCCGCAGTATTGGCATAGCTCGTTGTTCATGGCGTGCAGTTCACTCTGCTCCTCCTTCACCGCCACAGCCTTTGCCAGCTGTGCCATGCCCTGCTTCATGTCCTCTATCTGCTTATCCCGCCGTGCAATGGCGTCCTTCAGGCTGTCGTTGGCTTTCATCAGTGCCTCGATGTGCCGCTGCTGGTTCTCGATCAGGTCAGCGGCGGCCGGAGCCAATACTTCACGACACGGTTCACGGCTTATCTCGTTCATTGGGCAATCTTCTTCGCAGTCTCGCCCCGGTTCTGCACAGCACCGCAGCGCGGTCACGATCTCATCTCTTGTCATGTTATCCCTCCCCTACAAGTTTCATAAAACATCCCCAAAATGTCTGTGATTTCTTTCCGCTGTGGTGTCCAAACAGAGGACGTTCTCCGATTGCTTCCCACACATCTGCGGCTGGTATCTGAGTTTCAGCCCATTTGAAAATCAGTACACCGTCAGGCTTCAATACGCGCATACACTCTTGAAATCCGTCATGCAGCATTTCGCGCCAGTTCTCGCCGAGCTGTCCGTACTTCTTCCGCATCCACGCATTTTCTCCAACGCGGCGAAGGTGCGGCGGGTCAAAAACGACAAGAGAAAATGTGTTGTCCAAAAACGGAAGATCCGTAAAATCACACTGTATGTCTGGATGCACGACGCAAGTTCGTTCAGAAGCGCGGTTTGTGCTCTTCCACACACCCGTATATTCCTCGTCCCGCGCATCGCAGTAGATTGCGGCAGGATGGTTTTTGTTAAACCATATCGTCCGAGACCCACAGGTGGCATCAAGAATTTTCTTTGTCATGTCATTTCTCCTAATCTCCAAACACCACGCCGCACTCGTCCTTCAGCAAGTCCTTGATGTGCTTCCGCTTGATGCGGCCCTCGTTTATCTCCTCCGCCAACTTCTCAAGGCACTCGTACAGGTACGCAATGCTCTGCGTGTCCCGGCTGTCCGATGTCTCCTCTTGGACGTGCCAGCCGCACTTGTCCATCAGCACCATTGCCACCATGTCCATGTTCTCCCGTGTGCCTTGCAGCTTGCCACGCATAAAGATGCGGTCGTCCCTGCTCAAATACTGTTTACCCATTTGTCACCACATCCTTACCTGTGCCGTGTGGGCCGCAAATCGTTCCTCCTGCTTTTCGTAGTATTCCCGATCAATCTCGCAGCCCACGAAGTCAAAGCCGAGGTTATACGCGGCAATACGGCTTGAGCCGCTGCCGAGGTGCGTGTCGAGGATTTTGTCCCCCTCCTTGGCGAAGCTCGTCAATATCCACTCGTACAGCTCCACGGGCTTTTGCGTTGGGTGAAATCGTCCCGGCTGTATCGCCATATTGAAGTCAAACACCTTGGCGTTTCCGTTGAAGCTCGTCCACGCATATTCGTACATCGCCATAGAAAAATTTTCTGGAATGTTTGTCTTTCGCAGGATCAGAAAACAGCGCGTCGGCGGCAAAGAAAAATAGTTTCCGCCCCAAATGATCTGGTCGCGTGAGATGCGGAAAAGTTCTTGAAAATACTCCTCCTTTGGGGCAACATCCCACGCCACGATTTTTTTCCGAACTTTGCCGCCCATGTCCCGCCCGTTCTGGCTACTCTTGTACTTATCGAATATTCCGCCGAATCGGTTATACTGCGGTGCGCCATCTCTCTCGTGGGCATCGGCGACATGAGCGCGGGTGTTCTCGCCGTACACAGCGCCAAACATACCTCCGAAGCGTTTTGCGCTGCCGCCATTTCCATCGCCGTAGGGCGGGTCTACCACCGCGAGGTCAAACGCCTTATCCGGTAGCGTCCGCATATACTCCATGCAGTCTACGTTCAATGCAATTTGTTGTTTCACGCTTCACACCTCCCGTATAGCAAACCCGTACCTACTACGGAACAGCTTTGCTTTCATGGAAAACACCCTATACGCATCGCTACTCGGATCTTTATACCCCTTCACGTCCTCCACCACCGGCAACCAGTACCGCTGGCCGTAGCTGTCAGGAGCCGTTCTGCGCTCGTACACGAAGTCCGCGATGTAGTCGATACTTTTCACCGGGTCGCCCTCAAACGTTATGTACGCCTCTTGCAAGCAGTACCGCACCTGTAATTTGAGGCCCCGTATCTCCCCGGCCTTTTGCAGCAGCATCAGCGCGTCGTAGCGCTCCGCCTCCTTCTTGCTGTCGAAGGTCAGCTTCCCGCGCTTCGTCTTCTGCGCCTTGTACTTCCCCGGTTTCCGCATCTTCTCCATGATCTGCTTCTGCGCCGCCGGGGACAGCCGCGCCAGATCGTCACTTTTCAAGCCCATTCTCCAGTCCTCTTTTCTCCAGCCCTCGTTTGTTCATCGTGTACTGCACCTCATGGACGATGCGCATCTCTCCGCAGCGTTCGCATTTTCCGCCCAGCGTCCGCCGCCACATGGGGGAAAAGATGTACTCGCCCTCCATGTCCCGGATGCACTGTCCGCACAGCTTCGCCGTGGCAATTTTCCAGATGCCCGCGTTCATGGATTAGCCCCCTTGATGTACTTTCCCATCCAGGCATCACGTGCACCGTCGGTTTTGCCGACAGGTGCAGCAGGGGCATGTCCCCACCGTTCCCACTTCTCAGCATTTCGGCAAGCCGCTTTCCAGTCTTTCATGGGGGTCTTGCCAACCATCCAGCCCTTCGCTTCGTAGAAGTCGATAAAGCCTTGCGGGTCTACCGCCGAATGGCGTTCAGCCACGTAGGACTGAACCTCTGCCAGTGTGGGTGGGGTAAAGCGCTTCGCGCGCGTACTCCCACCGTCAGGTGGGAATAAGTCTTTGTCTTTGTCTTTGTCTTTGTCTTCTTTCTTTGTCTTAGTAGGCTTGGGGTCATTTGCGTTTGCTTCGGTTTGCTTGATTTTGCTTAAACTTGCTTGCGTTTGCTTGCCGCCTTTCGCCCCGTTCCTTGACCGTTCAGCGGAAAGCTCATCGTCCCTGTCCAGCATCGTCCGGAACACCGGAAACAGTATGCTTTCCGCACCATCCAACTCTGGAGGGATGCCTGTTCTTGCGTACTCCAGAATGGCGATAAACAAACGTCCACGCTCTGCATCTGTCAACGCCGCTGTCTGCTCTATCCAGTCATAGTAGGCTTTCACGTAGTACTTGCCCATCGACCCCACTCCTCCTGCATCTTGCCCATTCACGTCACCCCCTTAGAAAGGCAGATCGCTGTCATCCTCGTCCAGCTCCACGAACTGGCTCTTGCCGTCCGCCCGGGAAGGAATGCCCTGCGTGTCCGTGTCCTTCCGGCTGTCGCCAAAATACATATTGTCCGCCACGATCTCGGCGCTTCTGCGGTTGTTGCCGTTCTTGTCCTGCCAGTCGCGCATCTGAAGCCGGCCCTCCACCACCGCCATGCGGCCTTTGGTAAAATACTTGGAAGCGAACTCCGCCGTACCGCGCCACGCCACAATGTCGATGAAATCCGTGTCCTTGGTCCCGTCTGCGTTCTTAAAGTCCCGGTCTACCGCCAGTGCAAAGCTGGAAACGGCTGTACCGTTATTGGTGCGCCGCAGCTCGGGGTCCTTGGTCAATCTACCCATGACAAAAATCTTGTTCAGCATATCAAATCTCCTTATAAGTAACTTTTTCCAAATTCTCGCCGGAAGTCCTCTTCCGTCCATCCCTGCTCATGCATGGCCTTGAGCTGGCCGTACCGCCGCAGCCTGCGCATTTGTTCGCCGCTGCGGTGTACGGCTGTCTTTCCGTTCCTGTGGCACCTGTTGCCGCACAGGTACACCACAAGGCCGTATTTTTCGCTTTTCTTGCGGTTGGCGCCGCCCAGCAGATGGTGCTTCTCTAACGGATCGCTTGGGTCATTTCTGCCGCACAAAAAGCATCTCTTACTCTCCATGTGCTTCCTCCGTCCCGTCCCACTCGTACTCCGGGCAGCTGTGAATGGCGTAGCTGTGCATGATGCCCGCCTTGCGGTCTCCTTTTTTCTTCACCGTAGGCGTAGCGTCCCATCCGGGCACCGGCTCCGGTCCTTTCCTCGACCAGCTGCAATCGCCATAGCACTTCTTGCACGTCCAGCAGGGCTGTATGTGCAGCTTGTTCATGCGCTCACCTCTCCCCACCGGCTCACCAGCGCGTCCAGCTCTGCCGGAGTCATCGTCTCAATACCTACCGCCTTACAATCCTCCACGACGGCATCTATCAGCCGCGACATCTGCTCCGTGTCGTAGGTGCTGCTGCCGTACCATACCGTCACGTTCACGCAGCCCTTGAGCTTGCTTACGCCCTTGTCGGCCATCCAGCCCAGACCGTTACGCTCCCAGCCCTTGCAGAACGCATCCGCGGCCTTTTCCTGCAGGCACAGCACCTCGCTCACGCCGCCGATGTTCCGTATTTCCTGCCGGTAAACCTCTTGCTTGGAGATGCCGTAGTGTGCCGCCAGTCTGTCCAGCAGCACCCAGCAATAGGCGTTGGCATCCAGGCTCCGGCCTTTGCCCTTGATGGTCACGTTGTACTCCTTGCCAGGCTTCAGTGCGTCGCACACGTCCATCGCGGTCTGCTGTGACTTCACCCGCAGCGCCAGCCATGTGCCCTCGCTGTCTTGCTGCCACCGTGCGCCATCGACTGTCACCTGCTGCATAATTCTTCCTCCTGCGGCCAATGCCCTGTTCGTAGGCATTTTGCCAAATACCTAAGACGAGGTAGGTAACACCCCTCGACCCAATCCGCGTCATAATCAACCTTGTGCTGTGTCAACCTGTTTTCGTCTATTGGCAGAAAAAAATTAAACAATTCGTCTTCTGTAACGCGGTATGCCACAATCCTGCAAAACTTTCTCTTTCGGAACAACCCGCATCCGCTGGCAAACATCTCCACCTGGCACTGCTGCCAATACGCTTTCGTAACTTTGAATACAGGTTTGCTATGCGTTTTCACTTCGGTAATGAGTTGTCTGCTTTCCCCGTCATAGTTCACGCGCAAACGTAGCAAACGAATGCGTATCTGCCTGTCTCGTGTCTTTACATGCAGCGCATCAAGTATCTTGTGCTCGTAAGCCGTGCCACACTGCATTGCCGGCGTAATAAACCTGTCCTTCCCGACCCCCAGCTTCACCAGCCACCATCTTCGAAACGTATCTGTATTCCAGTTACCCATGATGGTGGCGGTGTCGCTTGCGCCAAACCACCCGCTTCTGTCGTGGTTTCGTATCATAGCTTACTCACAGCCTTTTCAAGCGCGTCCAGCTTTGAAAAATATCCCATCAACTGAACAAGCTGTTTTTCGTTGATCCCAAGTCCCCGAAGCAGGTCGTTGTGGTCAAGCCCATTTCGTTCTTTCATGGTGATTAGCCTTTCAAGTCTCTCCTTTATGGCAAAGATACTGTGACGGCTCAAATCGTCCTCACCATCGTCTCCGTCACCTTCTGCCCAAAGGTCAAACCCAAGGCCGGTACGCACGGCAACACCCTTAACGAAAGCTCTCGCAAGCGCGTTGTTTATGCGGAGTTGGTTCAGCGTGTCCTCATATACCACAAGAGATCCGTTCAAGAGGGGCATGTCGTAGGAAAACTCCAAATCGTCAATGTGGATTTCAACAGACACAAACCAGCATTCTGTAGTTCTTCCTTTACTGGTAGTAATTTTGGCCTGCGGCCACAGGTATGTATTCGTTTCCGGGCACCTCCGAGGAGCATACCACACGCTGGATGCTCCGTTTTCGTGGAGCAACTTGGCGCACTTTGCCCAACTCAAATAAGGGACCTTGATAACATTACCTTTCTCGTCCTTTGCGTCGCGCAAATCGCAAAACGGCTTTACATCCACCTGTATTAACTCGTCAAAAGATTTCAGCATTATTCTTCCGCCTTTCCCACATACTCACTGCCGCAATACGGGCATTGGTATTCTGTCATTTCCTCACCGAACTCGCCATCCGGGGAATGTTTGTAGGTACACATGGCCGGGTCTTCAAACTCCGCACCACAATCATCGCAGATGTACAAAACGCCGGTGTCTATGCGCTCCCACCTTTTCTTTTTAACTCGCATCATACCGGCCTCCCAGCCGCTTTCAGCACTTCCCGCATAGGCTTCCGCGCCTTGAGGATAGACATAGCCCGCGCCGTCTCCCGCCTGTATTGCCGCCACAGGTCGCTCAGCTCGTCGCTCTGGTAGTACCCGTCCCCGTCGTTGCAGATCATCAGGCCCTGCTTCTTGGCTTCCGCCACGGCCTTTCGCATCTTCCGGTCGGTGGTGTGCAGCGCCGCCGCCAGGTCTTCCCGGCTGATGGCGTTCCTGCGTCCCTTGGGGATCAGACCGGCGATGCGCTCTGTCTCTGCCGTACGCATGGGCATCTCCGCTTTCTCGTCCTCGCCGAACAGATACGCCCTGCTGGCCCGCAGCGCCGCCTCCAGCGCCTCCGTGACTTCCTCCGTGGGCAGGCACACGCCGTTTTCAAAACGGCTTACCATGCTCACGTCCATCCGCGGGTCTGCCAGCTTCAGAATGCCGCTGACCGCCTCCTGCGTCAGACCCAGCTCCAGCCGCCGTTCCTTCAGTCGGTTCATCTCTGTACCTCCACCCATTGGCCGTTCTTAACGGTGTACCACACGCCGGGTTTCAGCGTTTCACCATCCACGATGCCAGCAAGGATGGAGGCGATCTCTCCATTATCCCTACGCTCTACGCAGACAATAGCGTTGCCGATATCACCCATAACGCGGCCCACAAAGCCGGTTGTCATAGCCACACAGTGTTTGCCGGTGGCGGATGCTGCGCCCCTCTCGCCGGTGGCGGATGCTGCGCCGCTCCAGCCGGTGGCGGATGCTGCGCCACTCCAGCCGGTGGCGGATGCTGCGCCACTCTCGCCGGTGGCGGATGCTGCGCCACTCTCGCCGGTGGCGTGGTTTTTATTTTCGGCGTCCGCTTTATTGATGGCGTTGTCAAAGTCACACTGCGCTTTTACGTACTCCACTTGCGCCTTGACCAACCCCGGAATACCGATCTCCGCGCTTAATGTCAGCTTCTTGCCGACGCGCTCTGTATCGTTGCCTTTCTCGTCGCTGACATCCTCCAGCTCCGCCTCAAAGTACCGAGAACCGTCACCTGGCGCGTAGTAGCCCAGCACATCCAATGGCATTTCGCAGGCATGCAGACCCTTTTCACACAATTCAATATCGCCCTCGACCTCCGCCGTCTTGCCCAGCTCATACTGAAAGCCGCGGCACTTCATATCCTTATCCGTAGCCTTATAGACCTTCATCTTCCATCCCTCTTTCTTATCGCCTTTTTGGCCTTCTCGCGCCTTGCGCTGTTCATGCTGTAAAAATCAGCCTCGCTGTACGATGCGTACCGCTTCGCCTTGTCGGCCTCAACATCCCGCCGGAACGCTTTGTAGTCCTCGCACTCCCCGTGGCACCTCGCGTGTCTGCGCTGGCAGCCCTGGCAGGGTGGATCCGTCCGGTTCACCAGCCCGATCATTCCCACTTCACCATCGCTTTCACCACACCGGCCTGCGCCGCGTCCTCATGGCACATCAGCACGTCCACTGTGTAGCCGTACACACCGGTGTCCGCCGCGATGTAGGTCTTGCCGCCCAGCGTCACAGTGCTGCCCAGCGGGATAACGTCCGGGTCTACCGCCACGGCCTCGCCAATGTCCACCCACAGGCCGGATGCCGTCAGCACCTTGCCGTCCCGCTGGTTCATGTGGGCGTAGGGTGTGCAGCAGGCGCAGTAACCGGTGATGTCGCACACGAGCAGGTTCTCCGGCTCCTCGGCGACCGGCACCTCTGTCATGACCGGTTCCGCTGTGTGCTCCGGCTCGTCCTCCACCTCCGGCAGCGTCAGGCACCACGCCACCAGCACCAGCAGCATCACCCACAGGACGATTGCCACTACCCACATATGCCTGCACCATCGTCTGGTGCGGCATAGCCGGGAGTATTCCCGCGCACGCCTGTTCCGCTCTCTCATCGCCCCAGCGCCTCCACGCCCTTGACGATAGCCCAGCTCAGCCACGCCGCGCCGATAAACGCCAGCGTCCATGCAAACCAACTCATGTCGTTTCCTCCTGTCGAATGTACTCGACCTCGATAATTTCCATTCCGTTCTGCCGTGCCCATAACATCACGGCAATTTCAGCACATGTCATAACCTCTTGCCTTTCCTCTGCGGTCGTGGTATACTATCCGCAGAACATTTTGGTAGATGTTTCGGAGATGCCTCGTTCGGTGTGCCAGCACCGGGCGGGGCTTTTTCTTACCCATTCTCGGCGCGTTTGGCGATAATGCTGTCAATCGCCATTTCAATACGCTTCTTTGCGTCCGGTGGCTTTCGATGCCCATTCAGCAGCATACTCACATAAGGCCGGGAAACGCCAAGCTCTGCCGCTACCTCGTCGTATGTGATTTCGTGAACGTGCATCTTGCCGACCAGCTTGCCTGTCCAACTCTCCAGCAAATTTAGCCCTCCTTTGTTTTTTGGTGCGCCGCAGGCGAGAATAGTTGCGGTATTCCCGCCTGCGGCTAAATTTGCGGTTGCAAAAGTTAACAAAGTATGCTACTATGTGCTTGCAGGTGACGTCACGACGTCCCTGCCGGGGCTCCGGTGTCCGTTGCGGGAGCATCGGGGCCTCGTTAACTACCGTACCTTCAAGCAATAAAGTAGCGTTGACACGGATACAATGTATCGGGGTCTGGTTTTTTGTAACGTTTTTCAAGCCACAAGCCCATTATAAACCTAACAAAGTTAACAGTCAAGCAAAATTGTAAAGTTTGTTAAGTTTTGTCGTGTTGTACAAAATGGAGGGCTTATTTTTGTTCTATTCTAACTATGTGAAACTATGCAGCAAACTTAACAAGTCCCCGTCTGCCGTGGGCGAAGAATTGGGTTTTACCAGGGCATCTGTAACCGGATGGGGAAACGGTGCAACTCCACGGAAATCGTCTCTTATAAAAATTGCCGATTATTTTGGCGTTACCGTCACAGAACTGATGGCCGGAGTAGGCGAACAAGAAAAAGCCCCCGCCGCAAAGGGCGAGGGCTATGATGACAAAATAACTCGGTTGTATACCCAACTCCCTAAATTATCAGATCGCCAGCGCGAAATGATATTAGGGATTGTAGATGAAATGCTAAAAAATGGGGAAGCTTAATAGACAGCCTCGACATGAGACATACGGTGTAAGCGAATATTGCTACAATAAGTATTTGAAAAAATACGATAAGTGTGCGCCGGAGAACATTAAAAAAGAAAAAGAAAAGAAAGCAAAGTCCAATCAAGACTGGTTGTCTAAGAATTGGATACCTTTGCTCTCTCTGCTTGTTGCTATAGCCGCATTAATAGTATCGCTACTGCGTTAAACAGCGTCGATGCGGCCAGAACAAGAAGTAGCTTTTCTATGCGTTCAAGCCGGTTTTTGTTTTCAATACTTTGACACACGAGCGCCATTTGTATTTCCTTGTGATCTGCATCGCTCATGTTGCGCACGTTTGCGTTATCTGCCAAGTAATCAGTGCTCGTTTTTTGACAGCTCATATTCTACCACCTTAATCAACTCGTCCAACTGGTTATCGGTAAGAAGCAGTATTTTTTTCTTGAGCAGTCCCAACACGTCTTGTGTTGCAACTGCTGCCAACTCCATTTTATCACGCCCCGCTGGTTTGGTACAATACATTTCTTTCCCCTTTCTTAATTTGACATATTATTTTCTCGGTGTACAACTAAGTTAGTACACTTATAGTTACGCGCAAGCTGTTTGTTGCCCACAAATGGGCAACAAATTAAAAAATATTTCAGGGGGAAGTGTTTATATGTGGGCCTTTGTTAAATAGCCCCGCTGCTCCCGCAACGGACAGCGGGGCTATTCTCGCCGGTGGCCTCCCGGCTTTCCGGCTGCACGTTCACACTAACAAATCAGGGTTTGGCAGGGCAATACCAAATTCGGATAATTACCGTTTGCGGCAAACCAGAATTGGAATTCTCCTGCCCGAAAAAGGAGTAAAAGGGGAAAATGGTAAAAACATTACAGGATTTGTGCAAAGATGCAAAAGACCGACAGAATTTAACTATACAAGATTTGTCCGACATGACGGACATTTCAGCATCAACCATAAGCAATTTTTTCTCCGCGTCATCAAAGGAGCCGAGCGTGTACAAAATGGGTTTAATTTGTGCCGCGCTTGGCGTTTCAATGGATGAATATTTCGGGATTGAAAAAGAAGTGACAACGGAAGATCAATTGACGAAAGCCAATGAACAGTTGAAGCACCAAAAGCAGCTGCATGATGCCGATGTGCAAATAGCCCATCTTGAGGGAAGCATGGAGCAGATGGCAAAAACCATTAACTACCACCGCAAGAAATCGCGGGACACAAAATTTGCTATTTATGGCCTTACGTTTTTGTGCGCCATATTTATGGCTGTTATCGTGGGCTATATCTTTTTTGACTACCGTATCCCCCACCAGGGGCTTATTCAGGGCGGAGAGGCCAGCATATTCGCATGGATCGTCTTTTTGCTGCTTGCAGTCGGTATTGGCTTTTTTGCCGCTATTTTGATGATGTATTTTCGCTATGCAAAAAAGTATACATTGTCGCCAGATAAGGGAGGAGATAAACAATGAGTGTAGTATTGCGGGCAGCATTATACCCGCGTGTGTCCACAGAAGAGCAGAAAAAGTTTGGCTTGTCTATTCACGATCAGCAGAACGACCTCGAAAAATACGCCAAAGCCCACAATATGAAGGTGGTAGGCGTTTTCCAGGATGCCGGGTTTTCCGCCAGAAAGAAGATTGAAAAGCGTCCCGCCATGCTTCAACTGCTGGAAGCCGTAAAGCATGATGAGGTAGACATTATTCTTGTCACAAAGCTTGACCGGTGGTTTCGCAACATCGGTGAATATTACAAGGTGCAGGAAATCCTTGAAGCCCACAACGTGTCGTGGAAAACGATTTATGAGGACTACGACACGTCTACAGCCGCAGGCCGGTTGAAGATTAACATTATGCTTTCCGTAGCACAGGACGAAGCTGACCGCGCCAGTGAACGCATAAAAAAAGTGCTTGATGCAAAAAAAGATCGAAATGAGGTTTGCACCGGTCATCTTCCGAAAGGCTACAAAATCGAAGGGAAATTTGCTGTTATAGACAAAGAAGCGGAGCCGGTTATACGCAGATATTTTTCTACATTTTTGGAAACCGGCTCCATAACAAAAGCGATGGACGCAGTACCGGAATTAAAACTTAAATACCAAACGGCCAGCCAAATGTTGGACAACCCCGGATACATGGGCGACTGGCACGGGATAAAATTGCCCCCGTATTTAACACCGCAGGAATTCCAGCGTGTGCAAGGCTTACGAACGAGAGTGACACGAAAATCCCCTTACAATCGAACGTATATTTTTTCGGGGCTGATAGTCTGTGGAGAATGTGGACGCAGAATGACCGGGCATCCATCTCCACGGCCAAGCGGGGCGTGCTCTTACTCTTACTATTGTCAAGGGTCTGCCCAGAGGAAAGGATGCAACAACGGTAATTTTACTGTTGAATGGAAAATCGAAGATTATCTGCTGTCGACAATAGACGAACAGATACAGATCAAATTGCAAGCCAAGCCGCGGCAAGAACCCAAAGCAAACCAAGATGTGCAATTAAAGGCTTTACAAAAAAAAC